TTATCCCCTTATCCCTATAAGGGATAGGGGATTGGGGGTGGGGGAAAATTTCATTCCCAGGAATTTCTCGAAAAAGTACTGTTGACCCTTAGCATTAATCTTTACAACGGGGCACGGAATCACATTCCCGTAATAATCCGTCCGCACCGTGTTTTTTATCTCGAATATATTCAACTCCGTCGACCTCTGCGTCGGCTTGTTGTAATAGTCGCCCCTGATGCCCAGGTAATGGTTTTCCCTCAACCACGCAAAGAGATTGTTCTGCCCCATCTTCTTCACCTCACCCAGCACCGTCACCGTCTTCACACCCGCCTGCACCAACATTTTCGCCATCTCGCCCACAAGAATACTCCCCTTGCACCGCGAATAAACGTCAAAAAACGCCACCTTAGGCCTGTTTTCTTCAATGAGGGCCTGTTGTGCCTCTACAACTATTTTCGCGCTCCTGACGTCCCTTTCGGCCCTCATTCGGGCTTCTCGGTCCTCCTTCATGCTCTGCAACAACTTAATCATATATTCCGGATCGTCCAACGTCCTCTTCAGCACCTCGTCAGTCACATAACCGCCTTGTCTCCTTATTGCAGGCAGCACCTCGCTCGTCACCCACCGCTTAAACGCCTTCGCCGTCGGCAACTTGCTCGACAAAATCAAAGCGTAAAGCCCCGATTCGTTGATGATGGTTATCTGTTGCTGTCCTCCAGGGGTGTCCATTTCAGTCACCCCCTTGTCTTCCAGGTCAACATGCTCTCTCACCGCTTTTGCTGTGTTGACATATCCCAACACGTCGGCCACGTCCTTGCCAATAAACCACGGCTCGCCATTCTGCTCGACAATCCTAATCTCGCCGAACTCCTTGTTCTTAAAAATCTTCAAATCTTCCATCGTTCTGTATTTTTGTTAATAAGGTACTTTTTCATCCGTCGGCTCGTCAAAAGGCAGCTCAGGCGCCTTCTTCAAACCCACATACATCAATTTACCGTTCAGCGCACGCTCAATCACGCCCAACACCGTAGCCTGGGTAATAAGACGATACGCCTTGGTCGTCCCAATCTTCTCGCCCGCCTTGATGGCCTCCAACAGCTTCGTTGTGCTGATGCTCCCCGGACTCGGCACATACAACCTCATCTTTGCATCAATCACCTCTCTCTCCCTGTCGTCCATCTCCTGCAAGTCACTCTCGTTAAGCAGCACGGGCAGACCGTAAGGCGCATTATCATCAATCCTAAATTTTATCGAATGGATATCCCTGTGCGACCGCGCAGCAACCTCCTCCATCGTGTACGTCACATCGTCCTCGTTCCCCGCACTCTTCTGCTTCGTCATGTAGAGGATATCCGCCACCTTATTGCCTAACTCCGTCCCTAAGTGCCCCCTCATCTTCTCGCTGTTCGGGTTCACATGCAGCACCGCCCAGATGGCGCACTTTTGCTCACTGCTCAACCTCATCAGGTCGCCCACCAGTGCCGCACTCTGCTCGATGTCGTTGAAGTCCTGCAACAAGTCCCTCACACCGTCAACCACAACAAAATCAGGCTTCAGGTATTCGATTGTCTGCACAACAAACCGCCGTCTGTCCTCGCTCTTCAGCTCGCGCAGGTGAAAAATCTGAAAACGGTCGTCATCCTCGTCAAATTTCCACCCGCACACACAGTGCACCCTTCGCTGAATCCGCTGGCCGTCGCTCTCGTCCTGCTCAGTATCAAAAAACAACACCCTCGCATCCGTGTTCCGGCTTCGCATCCCCAAGAACTGGCCCGCTAACAAAGCCGCGCACATCGACATGCCAAACCAGCTCTTGCCGGCCTTTTTCTCCGCCGTCAGCGCCATCACGTTACCGCGCGGACTGAAACCCACGCCGTCACGCTCCAGCAAATAGTCCTTCTCGGCATACTCGTTCGCCGCCCTGATTCTGTACCTCTCAATCAGGTCCACCAGAGCACCGTCATCATACCTGCCGATACCGTCCACAATGTCCTGCACCGTTTCGGCCATCTCAGATATTGTCTATCGGATTACTACCCTGCTGTTCCGCCATCTTGCCGATGCCCACAGCCTTCGCCGTCGTGTACCACCTCTCCTGATACTCCCTGCTCATCACCATAAACGTCACAACGACCAGCTCGTCCACGCTCACCTGATTAATCAAGTTAGGATTCGACACCTCAAAGCACACCCGCTTCGGATAACTCTCCTGCGTCTCAATCACAAAATTCTGGCGCACCCAAGCACCCCTGTCACTCGTGCCGCTCTGCGGCTCATAAACCTTAATAACCTTACCCGATAATTGCATATTCTTTAGTTTTAAAAAATTAATATTTGCGTTTTAAAAAAGCCTCATACATCGGCCGAAGCTCCTCCTTCTTAAACTTGTAGGCATACCGTCCGCCGCCCTGCTCCGTCCTGAACGTGCTCGGAAACAATCCCCTGTTCGCCTTCATCCAGCTCACACTCTTGCCCAGCCACTCTGCAGCGTCACGCATACCAATCCACGTGCATGCCTCCTGCTCCTGCCTTACGCCAAGCACCTCGGCCAGCAACCTCGCCTCCTCGGGGCGGTTCTTCAGATACGCCAACAAGTCGCCAAAATCCCGACAACTAATCATCGAGCCACTTTTTATACCTTTCACCAATCCTGTTCGCCCATCCGGGCGCCCATAACTTCGCAATAACCACCGCAACCGCGCACCACAAACCGGCACACGCCACGGCCACCAGACAATCAGCACAAATCAGCACAAAACTCGGCAACAGCAGCACACTCAGCACCACCATCAGCCCCTCGTCTGTCAGCTTCCTCCTGTTTTTTCTTCTCATCATTTTCATTTTCTCAAAATTTTATATCAAAGAAAAGACCAAAAAAGACTAACTTTGCCGTCGCACCGCTGTGCAAGAAAAGTAAGGTAAGAAAACAATCACAAGACCGGCCCAGCCAGCCTCTCTCGGTCTTTATCTGTGGACAAAAGTAGACAATATTTCAATATAACGTTAGCTTTTTGTTGACATTTTTATTAAAATAGGTGATTTAGAACAATAATAGGAAAAAATGAACAATAAAACAGAAACAAAAACCGAACGACTGTCAATAATAATCGACAAATATGCACACGGGTCTCAGTCTCAGCTTGCCCGAATGCTATCAAAACAAAAAAGCGTTGTACACGCCTGGATTAAACGCGACACATTTGACCCTGATAGTCTTTTGCGTACCTTCCCCGACCTCTCAGCCGAGTGGCTCATGCGCGGAGACGGCCCCATGCTCCTGAGTGAGCGCACCGCCCCCGACACAAGTGCCGAACTCGCCGAAGCCCTCGCCATCATCAGGCAGCAGGCCACCACCATCGAGTCACTCCACAAGCTCCTCGACAACTACATCGCAAAGCTCAAACAGTAACAACCCCAACGTGTTACGCAAAAGCCACCGCAACAACGCAACGCCCTCACCCTCTGCCAGTTGGAAACGCTCGGAAAAATCCCAGCCAAATCACCAAAAAGGGCGGAATTTTCCGCCTTTTTTACCTTAAAATCAACAAGTTACGAACTCCTTAAAAGTGTTACGAACTTTTTAAATAAAGCCACTTTTAGGCAACTATGGGCAATATGTGTTACGCCGCTTTTGTGTTACGTGTTACGCTAACAATTTAAAAAGTATGAAAAACACAAACAATCCACGAGTTGACGTCGTCTTTGATTTTAAAAAAGAAGCGTCAGAAACGAAAAAAGGAACCGTGCATGTGCGCATTTACAACAACCGCCGACGCACGTATGCCTCCACGGGGGTAAGGCTATACCCAGCCGAGTGGAGCGAGACATGGCATGTCATCAATCGCCCGGACGCAAACATCTTAAATAAAAAAATTGATGAGGCCGTAAACGAAGCGAAACGGCAAATAAAAAATTGCTTAGAATCTCAAACCGAACTGCCTACCGCGACACAGCTGAAGATTCCGACCTCGTCCGCCCCCTTCCTCGACTGGCTTCTGTCCGAGATGGAGTCTGCAGATGTCTCGCCAGGCACGCGCAAGCATTACATGACCCTATATTCCTCCCTTTCCAGATATGGCGCAATACGCAAATTTGACGACATAAACCACAAAACAATAAACGCCTTCCTCCAGCACCTCAAAAATACAAAGAGCATACAAAAAGTAATAAACGGCGAACTCTCAACCGTCCCTATTTCGCAAAACTCTTTAAGAAATTATTATAAAATCCTTGCAAAATTCGTCCGAGTCGCACAACGTCAGCACCTCCTCCCCCTCGATGTCTTATTCGGTGTTGAGTGCAAGCGCGCCCCCGCACCACGCCGCGAACACCTGTCCGAGGCAGAATTGCAAAAATGGATAGAAGTCCCTCTCCATCTCCCTCACCACCTTCGCGCGCGCGACCTTTTTCTGCTTCAGTGTGCGACCGGTCTGGCTTACTCCGACCTCATGTCAACCGATTTCTCACAAATCGAAAAATTCGGAGAAATGTACGCCCTCTCTGGTAGGCGCACAAAAACAAAAGAGGACTATTTTATCGTAGTCCTCCCGTTCGCCATCCCGATTTTACAAAAGTACAATCAGGTCTTACCAAACATATCAAACCAAAAATACAATGTCTACCTCTCCGAAGTCGCCAGGCTGGCCGGCATAAACAAGCACGTCACCTCCCACATCGGGCGACACACATACGCCTGCACATGCCTCTCGCGCGGTGTACGAATTGAAGCCGTCCAGAAAGCCCTCGGGCACGCCCAATTGGCCACCACGCAAATCTATGCAAAACTCGTCAATCAAGACGTTCTCAGTGCATTCGCAGCAGCCTTCAGCTCTCCAGCAGCGATGCGCGAAAATTCTTTACATCAAAACTCGGGCAAGCCTTAGCAGCAAACTCACGATGCCCATGAACGTCAGAAACGCTCAAACCATAATAACTCAACAGCCATTTAACGGTCTCGACCAGAGCCGTCTTTTGCGCAGTTGTCCTCGTGTCTTTAGGCTGACCACTCTTGTCGCACCCGCCCACATAACAGACACTGATGCTCCTGCTGTTGTGCCCCTGACAATGAGCACCAACCGCCCCCATTGGGCGCCCTCTATGCACCGTGCCATCCCTGTAAATTACAAAATGATACCCGATGCAGTTAAAACCTCGCTCCTTATGCCAGCGGTCAATGTCCTCTACCGTATAATCGCGCCCGCCCTGTGTTGCAGTGCAATGCAATATAATCTCGTCCGTGTAGCGCCGGAACTCAAGCGGCCGAACGTGCGCAAACTCATGCTCCACAATCTTAATCATCGTCGCCCAAAATTATGTTAGTGTCACCCCTCTTAAGCTCGACCCGACGCCCCTTGATGATCGTCGGCAGCTCGCCCAGAGTCGCAAACAAAAATAAAAAACCGACGGCAGTTAATACGCTGCCGTCAATCACCCCCGTCGGAGGTGCGAAAAACCCTGCTATCATCAGCCCTATCGCGGCCGACAAACATGCCCAAAATACTATAGTATGTGCTCTCATGCTAACAATCAGACAAAACTCAAACAAAGGTAAACTTTATAATCATGAATTGTCCAAAATGTAAACAAGAAATCCCCGAAGCGTCTTTGTACTGCAACCATTGCGGGTGCAAATTAACAAAAGAAACTCATGGAGGCGTATCCACCAGGGCCTTCGTCCTCACCTGTCTCGGAGGCGTCCTCGTTGCGGTGTTCGCTGTCCTGTGCTGGATGTACGGGCCAATGGAAGGAGAAAAAGGAATATATGACGCGGGGGTCGAAGCGCATAATGCCCTGTACAACCTCCGCATCTATACGGGGCAAGGCGGAGAATGTAGCGACACTTGTCCCGTTTGTCATCCGTTTTCTTGGCGATGGGCTGTGCGCAAGCATTTTTATTTCGACATTTACGAATAACGCTCTTTCAGCCTCCTCAGACAATCCGCACAAATAAATTTGTGCGAAACGTCAAACATATTGCTCGCAATTTCGCCCGTAAGGTAGCAAATCTCTTCCCCCTCCGGACCAATCCCGCTCGCCTCCGCGATGTGGGTCACCAGATGCGCCCTCTCGTGTGCGATGCTGTTAGCATACTGTCTTGCACTGTCACAAAGCCCGATTACCATCACCGAGCGCCTCTCCCTCTTGTTGCTGTAAGTGATGCCGCTGTTTATCTTGCCCACCCTGAGATTTTCCGCGGTCGCCCTAATATACCCCGACGGGCACCCCACACGCCTCAAATCCTGCAATATCCACCGCACCTCATATCCCGTCACGGCATAAAACACCGTAACGCACCAGTCGTACTTTTTTACAAAAAACCTCTGCTCAATCATAGCAAGTCGCCCCAATCGACCGCGATGCCCCTCGCCGTCATGTCCGCGTACCACTTGCGCATCACGTTTCCGCCCTTGTTGTCCTCGTCGTCAATCACGTCTTTGACAAATTTGCACAAATGCGCCTCGTCCTCGATACTCGACCCCCAATAATCCGCCAGAGCCATGTGGTAAACATAAGTCGAATTATACCCGTTGTCGTTTTTAAGCTCAACCCCGTTTTTTGCAATCATTTTCCTCACGTCCTCTTTGCTCTTTCGCTCGATTTTTCCTTTGCTCGTTCTCATCAATTCCACGGCAAAATCGCACGCCCTCTTGTTAAAATTCCAGCCGTACTGCCTCAGATACGCCCTCATCTCTCTCGGCATGTCATCATATAAATCCAATTCTGTCATTTTTCCGATTTTTAAAAATTAAAAAAAATAGAGGGAGCACGGCCATCTCCGGCCCTCTCCCTCCTCGCAATTACCGATAACGGCTGTAAGGCCCCGTGCCCTTTACGCCCTGGCGCATACCGTAGTCATCCTCCGACCATCTTCGGCCATAGCGCTCGTTGTAATCCTCACGCCTCTCGCCAAAGTCTCTCTCTCCATAACCGTCGCCGCTCATCTCCTCAAGACACTGCATCGCCTTGCCCAGATAGCGAAACCCCTTCTGGATGTTCTCCGACAAGCCTTCCATCTTGTCCTCTGTAATCTGTATCATCATATTTTTTACTCTTTTTTGTTCTTCGTCTGGCCCTGCAACACACGCTCCAAAAGCGCCTCGATCCGCTGATTCCGCTCGCTCAACCCGTTAAGCTCCGTCTTAATCGTTGCAATCTCCTCGTCCTGCTTCGCTTTCTCGCCCCTTTCCGGATTCAGCCTGTTCAGCAGCTCGTCGCAACTCTCGATTATAACGCGGTGATTGTCCACACTCCGTATAATCTCCTCGCTCCGTCTCATCATGCTCGTCAGCTCATTGTTCATCGCCTCCTTAGTTGCCGCAACCACCGTCTGACCATTTTCGCAATAATAAACATCCGTGTCCGTCGGCACACCCTGAAACGTCGTCTGCTGTGGATGCGTGTCAACCGTAATATTTACCACCGTCCGAGGCGGGTACACATAGCCGGTCCCCGGCATCGCCATCCTGTCCGACACCTGACAAACGTTGACAATATCCAACTGAGGCCGAGAGCCTCTCCTCAACAAATAAACCTGACACCCTTGTCGCGTGTTTGCAAAACTCATAAATTTTTGATTTTTTAAAAATTAAACGTAATGACCCCATGTGGGCTTATGCTATCAACTGCAGCCTGTCACTCACACGGTCATACATCAGCAGCCTGTAAGTCGGCCCGGCACTACTTGCCAAAGCTGCAACAGTCGCCTGTGCGCCACTCGGCAAATAGATCGGCCTGAAACTGTTGGCCACCCCAATAGTCGCCGCCTGCACCGGCTCGGCACTCGTCGCAACAACCTGCGGAAATTTTACCAAAAACAACCCGATGAAATTGGCATTGAGGTTGACGTGATTGTTAAAATTTACCGTTGTGGTGGTCCCGTCGCTGCTGATGCTTTGAGCCTCTAACAGCGGAACACCCAGGCCATTGCTCCGTCTTGCAATTACATTAGCCATAACATCAACTCGTTAAAGCCAAACCTGCCCGTTCAGACCGGTCAACCCGTTCTGCCATGCCACGCAATTCGGAATTGTCGTAAACGGTTGATAAGGCACGTTCACCGTGTTCGGCTGTTTGCACTTGATGTCGTTCAACGCCTGATATACCGGAGCCAGTTCCGCCTGTCTCTCGGCTCGGCTGTTTGCCGCAGTCAGCGCAGCCGTCAGACTCGCGATTTCTCGGTCCTTGCGACTGTCCTCCATCTGGTCAAGTCTGGCAAGTACTCGACTCGTGTTGTCTGTCGCATTTTGCTTGATGGCACAAGCATTCTCGGCGGCAGCATACCCGATTTGCGCGAAACCTTTGCTTATCTCCTGACCTTGCTGCAAGCTCGCAATCCTGTTCTCATACCCCTGTGCGATAATGTTCTGCTGAGTCTGGCAGCAACAGTCCTTCACAGCTTGAGCCACCTGACAGTTTCCGCTGTTGATGGCGCTTATCACCTGTGCCGTACCCATGCCGACCTGATTGCCAACATTGCAGATCGCACTCTGCACGGCATTTATTGCCGCGGTCAGCGCGTTCTGGTTGCAACCAATCACCGACGCCAGCTCCCTGATGGCTCCGTTGTTGCCCTTGATGGCGTCCATCAGCAGCTGATTGCCCTGATTCGTGCTCAGCGTCTCCTGTATCGCCGACAGCTGATTCTGGATGCCGCAACTGTTGCCGTTCTGGCCGCCGTCGTTGCCCCAGCCGAAGCCGTTACGCAAAAAGGCCAAAAGCATGATTGCCCAAAACGGATTGTTCATACCGTTGCCGCCAAAGCCGCCGCCATTCATCGCCGACCCAAGCAACATGCCCTCCAGACCACTGCCGCCAAAGCCACCGGCTTGGTCCGGATAAATAATTGTTTTCGTCTCTCCCATAAAATAAAAACTTTAAATTCTTCCAATATCGGAATCTCTGCAAAGTTCAAAAAACAAAAAAGCATGCCCTAAATAAGGACATGCCAAAACTAAAAAATATTATGCAACATCAACACAATCTTACCACAATCCGCTCAGCAAGCCGATTTCGCCTTTTCGGTCGCCAAGCGTATTTTTTGCTCCCACGCGATAATTTCGTCCGCAAAAAATGACACCTCATGATGCCCGGTCCTGTGCCCCTGCGGAAATCCTCTGTCTTTTTGCCAACGCCTTATTGTCCTCGCGTCAACTCTCATATATCGCGCCACCTGCTCCATGCTCAGGCGCATGTGCGGCTTCACGAGTCGCCAAATCCCTTTTGCAATCCAGCCGAACATCTTCCGGTCCTCGCCACACGGGTTCTTCTTCACAACTTCCTTCATCAGCTCCAACTCTCTCACGAGTTCTTCCGTATTCTTCTCCATATTTCCACGGCAACAAAATAAACAAATAATAAAATTCCAACGGTCAACAGCACGTACCGAAATATATACTTCAGCGTGCCCAACCCGATAAACCTCTGCAGATAGATGCAAGCCGTCACGGCTCCCGCATAATATATCAGCAACCTATGCCGCAAGCAAAAACCTAACCGCACCGAAAACGAGATGATTATTGCGAAACCAATCACCACCTCGGCAATCTCAAAAACGGGGAGGTGTATTCCTAACAACAAGCCTATAACATGCAAAAACGCCAACGCTGCAGCTGCAACGGGCAAGTACTTCAGGCTCGTCACCGAACAATCCTTTTTCATCGTGGTTTATTTTTTATAAAATGCAAAAATAAAAACTACAACGATAAAACGCAAGTTTTTAAAGCTTTTTTAGCGGGGTGGGGTCCGAAAATTGACCAAATGATTTAAATTAACTTCGGAAAATCCTCACCCGTCAAACTCATCGACACCGTCGCATGCGTCTTGTATTGAGCCGTCATCTTAACCTGGTTGACAACGGCCACCCCCTCAATCTTGCGACTGCCAACACTCATCTCCACAGTCGCCTCATCGCCACCAACGCCCATCGACATCGCCACATCGCCAACCGACAAAAACGAGTCGTTGCTGACCTCCCAACTCGTCTGCCCGCGCTCATAATGCACCCAGCCGTCGTCCTCGGCAGAACCGGGCAACGCCACCACCTCACTCATCTCGACAGCCATCGATATCTTGCAACTCTTCTGCAGCGCCACAATCTGCCCGCCGATTTTTATCAAAACTTTATCGCCTAAAATCATAACGCAACCTCCTCCAGCTTACCGGTGCCGGTCAACCCAATCTGCACCGTAACAATACTTCGCTTGCCCGCCTCCATCTCTAACGAGCTGACAAAAGCGCTACCCCTCCAAGCCTTGTCCTTGCAGACAATGCGCCAGACCGATGCCGCCTTTCCGACCTCATTCCACACCGACTCAAAATCGGCCTCGTCGGTCAGCAGCAGACTGACCTCCGCGCTCCATTTCTTCAACCGCCGCATCATCTTCTTACCGCGACCGCTCCCGGCACACTCCGCATACTCCGTCCTCAACTCCAGCACACACGACCGCTCCTTGTTAATCTTGTGCCACACTCCGTCAGCCTCATGCTGCAAACGTACAATGTTACCTATTATCATATTAATCAACAAATAAATACTCTCCCGTCCCCGTGCGCCAATTTACTTTTGTCGCAGACAACGGCACCCACTTTTTTCCGTTCGCATCGGTCCACACTCTGTTTGGTCTCATCTCGTCATCTTGCTTCGCCGTCACCGTGACCATCTGACGCACACGGCCAAACAAATCGACGTACCGATTCAGCAACGTCTGCTCGGGGCGCTTGCCGTCGATTTTTTCCACCGCACTCAATTCGTCAGCAGCGTCCAGGACATACAACTGCCCCAACCCGTTCTGCCCGTCGCGCCTGCTGTGCATCTTGACGCTCACCGTCTTCGTGTCGTCCTGCCAATGCTCTAAGTATTTCGTATAATTATAATGGTCGGGCAAGTCCTTCGCCTGCGTCGTGTCCTCGTCCTGATGCTTCAGGCTCAATCCGTACACGATAAAGCGCCTCCAAGTCAACCTGACCGAATCTTTATATAATACAGGGGGATAGATGCAAAGCTCCACAACTCCGCTCAGCATGCGGTCAATCGGCATAATCAATCCGCTCGCCCCCGTGTATGGCATCTCAAGCGTCTTGTCATCATCTATCGATGCGCCTAAGCTGTCCTCCAGCAACGCGTCAAAAACAACCCTGTCAGTTGTCCAGGTCTTGTTAGCTCTGTCATAATAATACCCGCCGATTCTGACGCTCACAAGCAAACTGTTGATAAGCCAGTTGTCTGCGGTCTTTTTGTGCGCCATGCTCGCAATGTTAGCGTTCAGCACCAGCGCACCACCACTCAAGGCCACCTGCTCGCCTCGAAGCGTAACCATCGGCAAACCGCCCCGCACTGCCTTGCTCGGAGTCATCGAGGTGTCACCGCTCGCAGTCCTATAGACAGGATAAAAAATATTGAAACCTAAACCCGTCTTAAATTCGTAGTTCTTTTTTGTATCGTCGGGGGTGTAAGAGTCCTCCTTCGTCAGCCCTACAATCAGGCACCCTAATTTTTGATAATGGTTCACAACGTCAGGCTCTCGCACGGAAAAATAGTCGCTCGCACCATACTCCGCCGTGGCAATATCATAATCGGTCGGCAACTTCGGAGCCTCCTTCGTGGTCGTCATCTTGTAGCCCTGCAACACCACCTTGCCGCTGTTGCTCTTGTAAGTGATTGCCCTCACGGTCAGCTCTCTCGTCACCGTCCCCTCGTCTTTTACAAAATCCATCGCGTCCTCCAAGCTCGGCAACAGGTCTGTATTTTTCTTCAGCTCGGCCCGCACGTTAATCTTATGCACTCCGGGGTACTGGCTCACCTCATGGTCGCCCATGCTCGTCGGAGCAACCTCGCCGAGGACCTGCCGCGTACCCTCCAAACCTCCCAGATAAAGGGCCTCCATGGTGGTGACAAAATACTCGCCGCTCACACGGGGCAAACTGAAGATAATGCGACTGCCCCTCGCCTGACAACTCCACCCGAACGACGTGCACACTATCTCCAGCGCCTCCTTACAGGTCTTGCTGTCATACAACCGTTTTTTTACCTCTTCGTCCTCATCGTTGTCAAAGGTCACGCTGTCAAAAAACAGCCCCCTGCTCACTAATGCTCTCAGCTGCCAAAGCTCCGCGCTGCCATCGATCGGAAACTCAAACGTCAGAGGCGGAGTTCCGCCCGTCCCGCTCACGTGGGCAAAACACTCGGCCAGAATCCTCCAGACGTATTGCACCCCCATGTCACCCACAAACGGAAAACCGTTAATCCGCTCGTCTTTCTGTGTCATGTCCCAACAGCCCAACGCCTCGATGTCATCCACGCACCCCAACGAAAACTCACTTTTTGCACTCTCGTAATCTTGGCTCAGGCTCTCGCCCTTGAGCCAGCCTTGCCACACCACAACATCCGACCGGTACGCCACAACTCGGTAGCGGTGGCCGCTGGTCATGTCAAAAAGTTTCATTACTTCAAAATTCGCTACGACGCTTACCGTACCGCTCCCGCTCCGCAACGGCTTCAGGGGGTCATCATCATCGGCCATCTTGGTGACAAAGGGATTTTGCCCCGGCTCGAGCGTCTTGACCACCGGACTCACCGTCTCCAAATCTACAATATCTACCCGACACGCTCTGCCCTCGTAATCGGTCCAGGCAACTCTATAAGTCGTATTTTTTTCTACTGCCATATTTTTTCCGTCTTTTTTCGTCTCTGTAACTTTATTCTTTGTCTCTTTTTCCGTCTCGTGCTCGTTGCTCCTCGATGCTGTGCACCGCCTTCGCCTCCACAACCACCAGGCGCCGACCAACACCGGCAACGCCAACACCGCAACACATATCATCTCCATCACGCTATCACCCTGCCGACTCCTCTCTGTCTCCCGTCATTGTTAAGCACAATACGTAAATCGCTGCCGCTCACCTCCGTCACAAGTCGCAACGTGCCACGGCCACCGCCCAGGGCACTGTTGCTGTGTACATAGTCGTACAGCTTGCCGGCGTCGGTTTTGTTAAAAATTACCTCGCCGCTGCTGACGTTCGCGCTCAACCCGTCGTTGTAATTGTTGCCGCCTATCACACCGCCGCTCGCATAGCTTCCGGCCGTCGAACTCTTAATTGCCGAAATGGTGTTTATCATGGTGGCCAAGCCCGTGGCCGCAAACGCAATCCAACCCCATGGCCCTGAGGTCTTAGCCGCCTGTGCCTGTGCCTGTGCGTAGGCAAGTGCCACGGTCGCAATGGCCTGCCCCACGGTTCCCACAACGCTCAGCGCGGGATTTTTGATCTGGCTGAAAGCCTGACCGACTTGACCCAAAGCCACCGCCACATTCTGCCACTCTTGTTTGCCTTGTCGAGCCGTCTGCAACCATTTGTCGGCAATCTTCATCTGCTCCTCCACAAACTTGTCCGTGTGTGCCATCAGCGGCGAACCGCCATCGCTGCCCAATTGTGACAGCTGGCCCGCAGTCCCCATCTTAGTCCAAGCCTCTTGCCACTGTTTCTCGTATTTTTCAATTTGCTCTCTCCAAAACCCTCCTATCGGGTCGATGAGCTGCGTCGGCTCTTTTGAGATGTCTGGCAGCGCAAAAACCGGAGCACTCACAACCTTGCCCCCCGACTTTCCTCTGCCGCCAGACTTCCCACCGCCGCCAGAACTGCCGATAATGCGATTGTCTCTGCGCTCGTCCTGATACATCCTAGTCTCCGCATTCCAATATCCCTGCACATACGGGTTAAGGTCCTTGTTTCTTGTCTCGTCGCCAAAAAGGTCGCCCAGATTTCTGTGATACGTCTCGGTGTTGGCAATCGGCTTGCCGTAGTCGTCAAGTAGAGCGCCGGCTTTTCTGTGCGTAGTCACTACTGTCCTGTTTAGCTCGTCTACTGCACTCGTGTCATACAGCGACCTCACAATCAGCGGGTAATATTTCTTTTTCTGCTCAGGTGTAAAAAAATTCTCGTCTAATATTTCGTTGATTTTCTTGCGAATAGTATTATTGTTCAAGAGCTGCGTCTCCCTTACTGCGGCCACCCTCTGTCCCGCAATGCGCTCCAACCCCTTCCGAGCATCAGCCTTTTGCGCCGCGGTCGCCTTCGGGTCTTTCAGCACTTTTTGATATTTTGCCCTTTCTGCGTTGTAACGGGACTCTGCATTGCTGATAACGCCGCTCTTGGTCTGCAGCTCGTCAAGGGCGTCATAGGCCTCCCTTGCAGACTTTACAATTCGGTCCATGTTTGCAAAAAAGTTGCCGAAATCCATCGCCACCAACGCATTTGCAAAACTCCTGTAAAGGCTCTCCGATGCCTCGACGGTCGCACCCCAACCGTCCACAATCGACTCGTTATTACTCAAAGCGGTGCTATACGTCTCCAGCACGCCCTTGGCCACACCCAATGCCGCGCCCCAGGCACCCAACTTCGTCACGCTGACCCCGAACTTAGCACTCAGCGCATCAAGCATGCCCCCGCTCGTGTTTATCTCGCCGTTGATGTCCTTCAGCTCCTGCTTGCCGTCACGGACCCGCTCGCGCATCTCGCCCAGGCTCTGGTTCAGGGCCTTGCCGAAGTCGCCCTTCTTTTCCTCGTCGGTCAACCGGTTATACTGTGCCCTCAATTCCGTGTAAGCCGCACTCAACTCATTTACTCTGCCTTTTACCGTCTGGCTCTTCGTGTCCATGCGCCCCAACGACGACACAAACTGGCGCTGGTCCGTCTCCAAGTACGCCAGCGTACCACCCAGGCTCCTGCATTCGCGCTCCATCTGGAGCAACCCCTGCGTCGCCCTCTTTATCTTGTTCTCGTACTCGCCACTGTCGAGTTTCAACCGCAATATACTGTCTGCCATTTTTTAACCCTTGCTAATCATCTTGTTAAACTCCTCCTCTATCAACTCACCGATTCTTTTCGCCGCCTCGTTCAGCTCCTTCTGAGCCACACGACCGAAAAATTTCCGCGGGGTAATCGCACCGCGGTTGCCGATACCGCCTTTATAGCTCCGACCATTAGGGCGCTCATCGACGCTCTTGCGTATAATGTCATGACCGTACAGCGTTTTGACGAATCTCTGCCGTGTTCCGGAATTGAGAAAGCGCAGAATAAAACCGCGGTCCTCGCCCGAATAACTCGTCGAGCGCTCCGTCTTGCCACTCCTTCCGCGCACACTCGCCGACACCTCCGCAACAGCGCCCGAACGCTTCCGTTTATTCAAAATTGACAAGTTACCGCCCAGCACACTCTTGTACACAGCGTGCCTCACTGCCTTGTAAGCCTCACGGGGATCATTCGGCACAGCACTGCGCACACCGCCCTCCGCACGGCTCTCGGCAGCCTTCAGTTCCTTCTGTATTATCTTGCGCACACGGTTCTCCATGTCGCCGCTCATCAACAGCCGCTCCAATACGTCATTTTTCTCTATAATAACATTTTCGCCCATCTTATCGCATCTGATATACAATAAGACGGGCGAAACTACCCCCGAGGTTTACCCTCTCTACCTCTCGACAGACACCGACAGCCTTATCGGCTTCCCGCAATGCGGACATGCCGCCGATGGGGTCGCCTCATCCGAGGCAACCAGCTCACGCAACGGAATGCCCGTCACCTCCGCAATCTCCTCCAACTTCGCAATCGTCATCGTGCGGTTGTTAATCTGCTGAGACAGGGCAGACTGTGTGATGCCGAATTTCTCGGCCACGGCGGTCAGCGTGTACCCCCGCCGCTTCAATGCTTTCTTTATCTCCATTTTTGTATATTTTTTTGAGTCTTATAATTTCCCCGCAAAGGTAACACTTTTTTCCGACTCATCTAATAATAAAGTTAGATAATCCTAATTGTTTCGAAGTGTTTGTTGCCCATCTGCCACCGTGGCGGGGTAAAAAAAACGAAAATTTACAAAATGAACACCAAAGAAAAAAGACGCAACCGAAGTGCAAAACAACCTAAAGTGCCACGACCATGCCGGCATAGTCGGCAACGATGTCACCCCACTCGGCTTTGCCGCGACCGCTGGCATAATCATACAGCTCTTTATCCACAAAAATCAACGTCATCACAATCAGCACACCGGCCAGCGGTACACCAAGCAGCACCAAAATTTTTGTTAGAACTGCCGAAACGGCAAAGTGTAACAACTTATCACGGCCAACCCCCGACAACCGGGAGTAAAGCCGACGCAAAAACAAATAAATACTCCGTAACATATTACCACAATTTATAAAAAATACCTAATCCAATACCAACACCCGGACCTCCGGAACCAACGCCCAGACCCACGCCCAAACCTACCCCCCAGCGACCTCTATCCCTCGTCACCTTGGTCAGAGTCACCTCCCTGTGCCTCACGCTGATGCTATCCAACCGCGGCTCAAAACCACTCACCCAAGCCGTATAGTTTGTATCTCTATATACTTTTTGCACAATCGGCAACCTTACCTCTACCGTATCGACAGCCCTCACTGTGTCGCACTGTCTCACCGTGTCAACTCTCATCACAGCCAACCTCCGAGTAACATAACGAGTCACAACGCTGTCCCTCACCACTGGGCACCTCACAGTGTCCCTCCTGTAAACAGTATCTGCCCTAACAATCTCTTTACCTCCCCCGAAGCCAACATACCCCACACCAACACCCACACAAAAAATAGCCAAAAAAAGCAGAAAAAAACCAAACCACCTCATTGCATCACATGATTATTTATTTTCGTTTTAAACCAATTAATATCCCTAATCTTCTTGTTGTCAAACTCTCTTTTTATCTCTTGCAACTCCCCGAACTTGTTAGCAAAAGTATTCATCACATTGCCAAAACCGAATATACCCAACCTCTTATAAAGATTGCAACTCGTCAAAGTCGGATTTGCGTCAAAGGAGTAAGCAAGGAACAGCCTGTTCGCATCAATCACAGACGTATCGATATAATTAGGGTTCTTGTCCCTATACAGATGGCCCACGCCCCAATCGTGCGTAACCTTACAACAGCCACCCAACAGCCACGTCTTAATACTCATCAAGCTCTCCTCCAGTCCATAAGTCGTCAGCCCACTAAGACCGCCAATATAAGACCACCAACTTTTGCTTGTTGCATAACAAGCACCCAGCACACAAGCCACGGCCGAAGTCTTGTCCTCGTCATTATAATTCAGCACTCTGTCCGTCCACTTCGGCTCAAAATCGTAACCATCGTCAAACCGCACGTAAGCGCAAAAACTCCTTGGCACACCATCGTCCACAACCTTACCGTCCTTGATGCTCCTATACACCGTCCTTGACGATATAATACTTTTCGGATTCTTGTCAAGCAGTCCCACCAACCTTAAATCCCAATCCATATCGTAAAACCTCATATGGCCGTCGAGCAACACAAAATACTCCGAAGCTGCATTTCTTCCTGCCCAGTCCTTCGCTCCTACACTGCCCACACGTTTATCCATGCGCTTGTAGTCACAGCCCCACTTGTCAGCTACTGCCCTGTAGTCATAACCATCATTACTACAATCGTCGACAAGTAGGACCTTAGTATGCTGAGTTGTCTCCATTACTGACCTCACCGTCTCCGCTACCTCCTCGCCCTCATTACGAAAGCAAATGCAAGCGGTCAAAATCTTACGCCCCATCATGGTGCAGGAGTTGTCCCCGAAGTAGTCCCCGAAGTAGTCCCACTCGTATCAGTCACGCCGCCCTTGGTAAGAGGTATCGACACACCCCGGCCCTCATCGTCAAAAATGTTGAGCTTGTGCGCGTACTTATTATAAGCCAGCGTCACCTTGTTCGCCCCATCGCTAATCTCCAGCCCTGGGCACTCTATATCACCAACAGGGTCAGTCACCTTGCCACGCACTGTCATGCCCCTCACTTTGTCAGCATTAAGCACAATGCCCTCGTCCGTCACACTCACCCAAGCGGGATTGATGTCATACACCTCTCCGTTAACACTTACCTTGTTAATATTTGCCATATATTTACAATATTATCAATTTATTATTTTCCACTTTTACATTATCTCCCTTTATAGTCAGCACACCATCGGCCACCTCGGCAGGACTCACCTCCACAACACCATCGGCAACCTCGCTCATCACATGCGTAAACACGTCCACGGCAGTCCCATCAACCACCTTTTTGACTTTTTCCGTGTCCCTTGCAATAAGAGGTATCAGAGCAGACATACTACTAACCGATGAATCAGTATTATCGTACCAAATTATCAAATGCTTCTTGGCCAAATCAGCCTTAATGGCCGATATATCAACATCGCCATCTTTCTCCCAATGCTCATATCCAGCTGGTGGAGTGCCTCTTTTCCAAGTCAAAAAAACTATTTTATTGTTTACTCCTATCCATATTGTTCGGCCAAGCACAGACTTTGCAGTAAAACCAAAATAATTGCTATAATGAGCCGCACGGTCTAATGTGGCCGACAACAATCCGCACCCCGCGCGTACCCAATTCGCCCCACTGTTATATCTTACCCAATCCTCACTCCCATCAAGTTCCAGCCGACACTCATTTTTTACCCCTTTAACAATGCGACTCACCGCCTTAGCCTCACCATCTAGTATCTTCTTAACCATATATATAATATGTCGTTTTTTCGTCAAAAGTAGTCAATTTGTCAAACTCTGCTTGGGTGCCGACCCACTCTTTTGCCTCCGCGGCCTCAATCACCACAATACCCATCGAGTCGGGATGCAGCAGATTGCCATTTTGACTTATTCCGCCTAACGGTGCGTAAGGCACTTGTATCGTGCCACTCTCGTCCGGATCATACGTCCTCCCCCCAATCGGGTCAAACAGCCCCCTCGCAACAGGCATATCTCCCGCACCCAACAAACTCTCACCTCCTACTGTCTTGATGTTCTTTCCGCTCTCCAGCTTCGGCTGCTTACTCACTGCCTCATCGTAAGCCTGCCTGGCAATCTCCTCCGTGTACTCCGCGTCCTTATAGCTTACCTTATCTCCTAAAAAGCTATCGACTGTGCTCTTGCTGTACGCGTCAATCGTCAGGGTCTCGCCCACCTGCTTTACAGCCTCCCCGACAATGTTGATACTGTTGACGCCGTTAATTTTTGCGTCCTCGCCCTTAATCCAGTAAGGCAGCACAACGCTGCTCGCATTAAGCTCCGTCAGCGTCCCCTCTAACGACAAACACAGATTATACTGCTCCCCACCGTCCTCGCAAGTCACAGGGGTGGGCGGAAAAACCTCATCACATACGCCGCTCGCATAGTCAGCATCAGTCAGATAAAAACGACGCTCCACGCGCAGCACGCCAAGCCCAAGCCCGTGGTCGTCGAACGCAACGCACAACCGACCGTCATCCATTAGCCGGCAACCGTGATACTCACGCCCGTCATAACTCGCAACAACCCCGCATCGGGGACTGCCCGTAAAATAGGTAAAACGGAAGGGGGCGTCGAAGCCACAGTCGCAACGCTCCCAAATCTTAAAATCTGTCTTGAAATATAATTTTCTTTGCTCCATCTTGTCAATGTGTCTTGTTCCACTCTTCGGCCCACTTGCGCATGCGGGCCAATTCTTCCTCGTCGTCCTTCTGCGCCTCCGCACCATTTGCATGCTCCCAACCAAATTGCAACAGCTCCTCGGGACTGCCGGCCTTACTGCCCAAAGCGCTCAATATCATCCAGGCGTGCATCCTCATCATCTGCCACCCCGACCGCTCGCGCCGCCTCAAACCGGCCAAAAAAGCGCGTATCTCCCACCATGCCATTTCGTCAAAAAACACGGTGCGGTCCACACCGCCCTCGCCCACGACTATCTCATACAGCTCGCGGGCGCTTAGGCGTTTTTTTCTTTCGCTCCGTCTTCCGCAACCGCACCGGGCAACCTATAAAACTCTTCCAGGCACTCGGCAACGGCCCCCTGCAATCTCACGTTGTCCTCCGCGCTCAATCCGTCAACCCAGTCGTCAAACTCGGGGAGGGCGACGGACTTGTTGCAACGTTTTAAGGCTGCATAGCACAGCATCGTCTGCCCGCCTACATCGCCCAGGCTCTCACCAACACTGAAGTTCCTGCCGCTCAGGCGCTCCCAGTCGATGGCCACGCCCATGCCGAAGCCTACCTCCAGCTCTTTTCCGCCTATCTCTACTTTTTTCGTGTTCATTTCTTAAAATTTTAAAATCGCTAAAAACAAAAAGGGCTGCATGTAGCGTCACACGCACACACGCAGCCCTGCAGACGCTATGTCTTCAAATTCCTAAGCCTGCCACGTCCTTATTTCAGCTATCTAAGACGGGGCCGCCCTTAACTCGCTTGACCAACGCACCGTTGCCCGTCAGCGATGCGCTGTAACTTGCGTTACTCTTGTTCGCTGCCGTCACGTTCAAATCGTTAATCCATGCGCTACCGTCATATTCCGCCATCGACGAGGTCTCCGTCTGGCTCTGACGATTCTGGGCGCCGCCCGTCACGCAAAATCTCACTTGTACCTGCTGACCGGCAAGCAGCAAATCGAGCATCTCTTGCGCATTGAGACCCGTCGCATCTGTGCCGCCTGCATTATACAACGCATCGACACTCATGCTCCAGCTCTTGCCCACTATCTCCTGCTCGTCCCAGCTGCCCGTACTGTCCTTCGTCGAGGTGTCCTCCAAGTTGGCCGACACCTGCAACTGGCAACTCGTCGCAAATGCCACGCACTTGTCACCGACGAATACACGCAGGTTCTGACCTTTTATCACTTTGTTCTGATCTTTCATTTTTTAATCTTCGGTATTTAACGTAAAACTTAAAAATTGATAATAACACGGTTTTGTGGGGTCAAAGAACACCTCGCCAGCAGAAAAACTCACCTGACTCACCATAAAACGGCCGGACTCCTCGAACCCTCCGGTGTGGACGTGATAATTGTAGACCGTACGCCTCACCTTGCCGGCTAAGGTCATCAACGCCTCGCCGCTCTCGGCAACGACCAAAACGTCGATCTTGTCCTCGTCCTCTAATGCGCCGTCGTCCTTCGTCGTCAGCTCGCTCAATCCCTTCGGCATAACGACAATATAGGGGATTTTGTCCTCGTCCTCTGCGGCATTGTCTCTGCCTACATAGTACAGGCGACCACCAATCGTGCGCACAATGTCCTCGTCCGCACTTATGGCGCTAATAATAAATTTCGGTGATTGTAAACTCATGTCGCTTTTTTGTAAAGGGGCAGGCCCGAAAACCTGCCCCAAGTCCACAAAACAATGAAAAACCTATTATCCTCCTACCGCAGCCGCTTCCACAATCTTATAGACTGCGAACGCCTGAGGCTTGCCGTCTGTATTACCGTTTATCTTAGTTGACAAGTCGGTCACCGAGAACGCGGTGTTGAGCACAACGGCTGTGCAGTTTTTTATTGCAACAGCCTTGCTGGTTGCGTCAATTGTCAGGCGCACATCGCCATGCTGCTGCAATGCCAAATAGCCAAAGAAGCCGATACCAATCACCTTGTCGTCTGCCGCCTTGAGCTTGTTGCCCTTGTCGAGCACGGTATTGATATAATGATTTACAACATAAGGATAGCCGGCCAGTGTGCCGTTCTCTATCACAAAACCGCCCTGACCCTCTGCTTTCGGGGTAGCCTTAAGCTCTGCCTCGGTGCTCGCATCGATTACCAGGCAGATCTGGTCGGTGTTGTAGCCCTGATTGGCAAACTCGGCAACGGCCTTAAGGATATTGCGATACGCGTCCTTGTCTAAGGCTATCGTACCTTTTGCGGTCAAGTTGGCAAACGGCCCCTTTAATCCGGTCCAGTTCGCACGGCTCAGCACCTTTTTCGCAACATAGCGGTTCAGCGCGGCCTGCATCTTGCTCTGCACAAAGCCCAACAGGTCAAAATTGGCGTTGTCGATAGCCATGTTGCTCACCATCACGCTCAACCCTGCCCTGCTCGGGGTCACCTTGAGCTGGTCGAAGTGCAAATCCTGATCGGTCAGCTCGGCAGTCTCGCCAACTTCCTCCACTTCCACGTCGTCAATGCTCACAGGGTAGAGATCGTTGCCTGCCACACCGGTCACCATCTTCATTCCTGGCACATTAAGCACCGCCCCCTCCTCGAGGGTCGGGATGATGTCGTGTATCGTCAGATTGACAGCACCGCTCTCCTCAATAGAGGCCTTGTCTGCAACCAACTTTTTCGCAAGCACAATTTCTCGGTTTTGTTTGCCGTCTCTCGCACCGCGAAGCACCTCACGCAGTGCCACACCGGCATCACGTTGGTCCTCTGCTCCCGCTAACGAGTTCTCGGCGGTCAGGCACTCAATCTCGCGCTTGTTCGCGTTGTATTCTTTTTCCAGCTTGGAAAAAGCCTCTGCGTTGTCTACTTGCTCCGCCATTTTCGCGCGAAGCTCTGTCTGCTTCTTCAGCAGATCTTTGATTTTCTTTTCTCTTTTATTCATTTTTCGTCAACGTAAAATGTTAAATTTTATCAAGTTCCATCACGCGCAAACGGCGCTCTCTCTCTGCTCTTTCTTCCGCTTTTTTCTTCTCGCGCAGTTTTTTCTGCTCGCCATCGTGCGCCTCCTCATAAATCTCACGCGCCTGCACGCTGGTCTGCTCATATGCGGGATCCATCCCGATTGTAATCGCGCCAATCCGCTCAAATGCGGTGTGGCGCACCAGATACTCCGTTTTGCCATCCTTGCCCTCACGCTCGCTTACCTCGTAATCTTTCGGCCAAAACTCAAAAGAACAACCGGTGTACGTGCCGTTGTCAACCAGGGCTTTTGCACGTTTGCCGAGGTCGCAGTCAGGCACCTCGATTTCAAAATGTAAGCCGTCCGCTCTGGCGTCAAGTTTAAGGCTGCCCGCTCCCTGCTTACTCCGTCCGAAACTCGAACCTCTGTCATGCAACAAATTAATTTTAATGTCTTGATTTTTTATTACTTCGTCCGTCACACAGCTCGCGGCTATCACCTCTAACTCTCTGCAACTCTCGTCCTCATAGATTACAGTCTCCTGCTCTGTCACTATCGCAACGCCCTCAATCACTCCGAGGCTGTCGCCGCTCTTACTCTCGCGCATCACAAGCCCCTCTGTCTGATAGGCCGTGCGCTTCTGCATTGTTTTTTTATTTTTGTCGCTCATATACTTATCTGTTATAACTCCGCACGGGGTAAACCGTTTCACGTCAGACTTGCACCTCATGACACAACAGCTGCATGGTGTCCGCCGTCTTGTCCGACTGCATCGTGTCCACTTCATACACTTTGCCGTCTGCTGCTATCCTGCTGTCTCTGCTCACCAGCGCATTCCACCGCATCCGTATCATCACCGTGTCATAAGCGTCCAGCGCACCCTCGCGCAACGCCTTCGCCCCACGATTCCACGTGATGCCGGCCCACACCATGCCCACGGCCTCCCAGTCTCCGCTCGTCAGACCGAGGGCGGTCGTGCTGCTCTCTTTGCGGTTCCGAATCTCTACCCGCTTATTTAACAAATTTGTACTGTACGCCATTTTTTCGCGTTTTGTTCATTTTTTACAACCGCAACCGTCCTCGCGGGGCAGCAACCGGCAATAAGGCTTAAGCATAAAGTCTACCGTATAGGGCACGCTGTACATCGACGTACCGCTCACCGCTGACCGCTGTACATACAGGTGGTCGGCCAGACACAGCACGGCACGCCTCACAGGGGCGGGCACCGCTCCGTACACCTCAACCAAATCGGCAAAACTCCGCTCCATCACGGCCTGCACCATCGCCTCCGCGGTCTCGCCTATCTGCTCGATGAGGTCGTCCTCATAGTTCGCATCTATCCTGCTGTTTTTCTTTATTTCGTCAATCGTCGTCGTCTCCATCTCCGTCCTTTTTGTTATTGCCGTTTCCGTCAGTGCCGGCACCGTTTCCGTCCGCTCCGGCCGAGTTGCCGTTACCGCTACCCGCCGACCCGCTCAGCTTGTCACTCCCCGCAATCGCTAAGTTGGTGCTGACCATCACGTCATCGCCGTTATCCACCTTCGGCATGTTTTGCTCCTTGCGCAACTCGTTGACGGTTGCGACTCCGGTCTCCAACCTGCTCTTGTTCCACGTCGCCTGACTGTCAAGGTCGAGCACAAAAATATTACGCTCGCAGACGTGTATCTTGTTCGGCCCGTAACCGGTCACGCCCAAAAGCTTGGCGTTAAGTTCCAACTCTAACTCGCGCATTCGCGGTGCTAACGTCCTGTTTAAAAAGGCGGTCTGAGCGGCCGACGGGGTCTTGTAACTGCTGTTACCGTCGTCCATCAGCATACTTTTCGGCACGCCGAAAAATCGGGCCACCTCGGCCACGCCGAACTGACGGTTTTGCAGCAGCTGCTGGTCGGCTGCGCTCAGGCTCACCTGCTTCAACTCGCCATCGGTGTTCAAAAAGCTCACGTCCTGGCTGTATATCTCATCATTCAGCCTCTCGGCAACGGCCGAATTCTCTTTAAACGAGTACCGCCCCACACCAAGGGTCTGCTTCGGGGCCTGCATGATGATAAACTTCATTCGGCCGCCCTTGCTGGTTGTGTCAAGGGTCTGCATATCGGCGGTAGCGCTCACACTCAGCGCCCGCGATGCGTATGCTATCGTACTGATGCCCCACAGCCCGCTCAAGTCTGTATAACTGTTGCGCAAGTGTATCACCTCTCTGCCGTCCAACTCCTTATACACTCCGAGAGACAGATCCGTCACCTCATAAGTGTTGCGCTGCTTGTCGTAATACACCGAGGCGGTACGATGCGCCATATCAAAAAATAAAGGCTCACCGTCCGCACCGCGCTCTAACCACACAATCGCGTTACCTCTCAGCACTACACTCTGCCACACCTCTCTCCAAAACTGCATAGCGTTCTGTCGCTCGTTCGGCTGTATCTGCAGCAAATAGTTAAGACGCTGACCGCCATAGCGGCCCTCGTCATCCACGTAGCAACCGCCCTTCCGATCTCGGCGCTGATACTTGATGCTCATCATCGCAAGCGTATTGCTCACAATCTCCACCGCACTGTAGACCGCACTCACAACCAAAGCCTCCTCGCCCCGCTTAATCGTAACGGCACGCCCGACATAATCGCCGCCCGAAGGTTGCGACTGAGCGCCGGCACCCGATGACACGGATCCTCCGACCGCACCACCCGACGACTCACGACGCAACAACTTATTCCATAACCTCATTTTTTCAAAAAAGTCTTTACAATTACCGCCCAAAGATGGCAGGGGTAAACCTCGCCCAAAAGCGCCAATTTCACAAAAACAACCAGATAAGCCCCTCTACTTGTTAAACAATGTTAATATATTAGATTTTTCTAATGTTTTTCTTTTCCATATAAGGATAAAGCGTTACCTTTGCTGTGTAATTAATTAATAAACAACGAAACAATGAAAAACGATTTATCCCTTTCAAAAATTTTTGACACATTAGTAGAGACAGATGACAGCCTGATCTTATGCAAAAACTCGCACTTGTACGAAGGCATTTTTGGTCAAGACTTGTGCGAATGGGACATCCTTATCAAAGGAGAGGATGGCCTGCTTATGCAACCTAACGAGCAGCTAATTTACAGCGAGGCTTATTTTGATGATATGTACGAGAAAGTGAACCCGGAAGACGAGGATGGCGACACTATATACATGGATTGCGATTTTGATTTTGACAAGGTTGCCGTCCGTAAATTAACCGAAATCCCCTCAGACATTAAACAGTCGTTTATCGACGTTGAGCACGGTATTAATACCGATGAGATATGCGTTACAGACGCGACTATAACTCAAGGTAAAGTATATCGGTCCCCAATGTTTACACCGCAGAAATATCCTACACAAGAGTACGAGGACGCTTTTTTGTTTGTTGAGGGAGATGGCAACAAGAGATACATTAAGCGCACAAGCCCCTTTTTTGCAGACGAGCAAAGAGACGTGTTTGAAGAGATTACAGAGCAAGAGTTTAAAAGTTTTTGTAAATAAATTAAGTCAGCCCTCGACATCACGGTTAAGTCAATTTTATGGCAACAACACAAGACAAATTAGAAAAAGTAGAGGTTGCTGGATTCAAGCAATACGCCCTTGTCGGATTCCCAAACATCGAAAGCGTTCGTCAATTTCTCTCCTCCCCCGAAAGAAAAAGAGACGGACTCGATATTGTTCGCCTCTCTCGTCGATACGGCCAACAGGTATGGAAATATGACGGAATTCTCACGGATAACGGAATCCCCATCTCCGCCGAAGACTATGGTGAGCAGTTCTCCTCTTATCCTGCCGACACGTCCGAGCAGGATTTGCTTGACAATTTTAAAAACTCGCTTGAATTTGCCGAAAATCTCCAAGAAGTAAAAACAGCTTTGGAGTTTTACTGCAAACTTTGGCAAGATGTTCAAAAACTTAAAAAAGACCAAATGGTAATCGTTGACGAAACAAAATGCTTTGAAGATTACTCGGGCGAGATAGCCGACAAGCTCCAAACGTACTGGAACGACGAGCCAAACTCAATCGAATATACCGTTGCAGCTCTTTGAGCCGTTCACACGCAATCATAGCACCTCACCCCAGAGGTGTTTTTTACATATTTGCCTCAACCTCGTCCTGCATAATTGTCGCCATCACGACGCACTGCGCAATATCAACCTTGCCCCATTCCGTCGCCTTCACCGGCTTTACATTTTCCATCCGATCCTCCGTCAGCACGGCGTTGCCAAAGCACCACGGAATTAACGGATTTGGACTCACCGACAACGCACTCGGCTCACTTTTTACCATATACGTCACTTCCTGCACCGCCCCATTAAAGGCTCCCCACGTCTGAGCGACAGGGCAAAGGATGCCCTTCGGATCTACGCCGAATTCGCTGGTCAGCCAACTGCCGATAATGTTTACAAATCGCTTGGCATCGTAATTGTCATAGCCAATCCGCACAATCGTGCAGTGGTCAGCAATCTCCATCCATCGTTTGCAAATCAATCCCTCGTCAATCGTCTCACCCGGACTGATACGCAACCACCCCTGCTCGTGCCACAATTTGTAAATATATGCGTTGTGATTAGTGTGCAGCTGCTTCTCTGCCACCCAGCAATCGCAATCCAAAAACCACCGACTTCGACCGTCTTCCATTCGGTGCAAAAGATAAACTTGCGTATTAAGGTCATCGCCTTTTGAAAAATCCATCGCACCATAACACACCCAACCCTCCTCGGGACGGATGTCATCAATGCGCACCGCTGTCTGCAACCGTCTTATATCATCAGCACTCAGCCAGGGGCGCGTCTGCCCCGTTTGCCAAATGTTAAAATCTTTTGTCAAAACTTCTCTTCGCGTGTCGTCGCTCTTGTCTGCAGCTTCGCGCAATCTTCGCACATAATAATCGGGTTGCACAGTAACGCCAATACTCCGATTTACTTTTCTGAATAAATTCTCATTGTTCAATTTTTCCAAATCGTCCGTAATCTCCCACGGGTCAAGACGCAGCAGCAGAGCAAACCAATAATCGTCATCGCCCCGCAGGGCCTCTCTGCTCTCAGCGTCGTCCAGGGCCGCGATAATATCAAGCATCGGCCAACGCATTTCGTCAACCAACTTGGCCTCCACTCCCCGCAGCTGTATCTCATAGGGACCCTCCGTCACATTGCCGGCCGTGGTGGTGTGCAGCAGCAACGGCTCACGACGAGGACCGGTCGAACCCCAACACACCTCAACAAGGTCTTGCATATCGGAGTGGCCTTTTACATAGCCGGCACTGCCGTGCTCGTCGGCGTGGATGATGCTGCCAAATAGTCCGTCCTTTGCTTTACCGCCCGCACTCATCGCCTTTACACTGTTGCTTCGCACCTGACCGGGTACAAAGTTTATTTCTTCCGCCGTCACTCGCAAATACTTGCCGCGGTTGTCCAACTGCAAGGCAAAACGCTTCACGGCCGAAAATGCAATCTTCGCCTGCTCCCTGCTGTTGGCGGCAATAAGCACCTGACCATTCGCAGGCCCCTCAACAAAATCCGTAAAATCTATTGCAGCACCAAACTCCGTCTTGCCACTTTTGCGGGTTTGGAAGATGTGAGCCTCGATGATACGCCGACGGCAGTCCCACACGCGGCCATCTCTCACCACTTCGGTCGCATACAGCTCACGCTCACCGACAAGGGTGTCCATGTCAACCTCCCACATCGGCCCGAAAATACCCGCAATGCAGTAAACCTGATAAGGCATCAGCCTCACATGTCGCTCACCGGTCGGCGTGCTAAATTTTACACCGCCACGCACATGCGTCCAGCGCACACCGTCCTGCTCCCACACGCCCTCGATAGCCCGCAGCCTCCTCCGCACCGCATCAGCATCATAATCATACACAACAAACATCCGCAAAAACTTACGAATCCCCAACAATTCGTAAATGTTCGCCGTGTCAATATCGTCCCGCACTGCATCCGAAATATAATCATACAACCTGCCGTCCACCGCCTCAAGCCTTGCCCGCAAACGAGGCAGAGCAAACTGTATGTCAGCCTTGCAAAGACGCTTCAGCTCCTTTAAATCATCATTGCTTTGCATATTTTTTTGAGAAATAAAGGGCGACAACCCGAGAACCGTGAAGTCGCCCCAAAAACACCCATAAAAACTAAAGAAATACTCTACACTATACCCGCCAACCGCTGCCCTGGGTAAACTTAGACTCAGCCAAGCGACCGCGCAATCGCCTTCTCACGCTCCGACAGCTGCCACACAATCGCCCTCTTCTCTCTTTCCTCCTTCTCCGCTCGCTCACGCTCCTTCTCCGCTCGCTCACGCTCCTTCTCCGCTCGCTCACGCTCCTTCTCCGCTCGCTCACGCTCCTTCTCCGCTCGCTCACGCTCCTTCTCCGCTCGCTCACGCTCCTTCTCCGCTCGCTCACGCTCCTTCTCCGCTCGCTCACTTATCAAAAAACCGCCCCCGAAGATAGTCTTGCCCTCCTGACAATCCAACTTACTCACACTATACACCTCCGACGCGCGAATTTCTAATTTTACCCCGAACTTATTGAGAGGATACAGCGACGCTACCGTCACTACACTCCGCGGGTATCTGTACACAGGGTGACGCTCCTTTTCTTTCAGCTTTTCCTTTTGCGCGGCACGTATTTTTTCGTACAATTCAGGCGCGGTTTTTATTATTATGTCGTTTTCGAGATTCGTAACAAACGACGTATTTACCAAAGCGTTGTTATTGTATTTGATACCGATTCCCGTAACGACACAACATAAATTTTTGACATTGTTTACACTGGAAAAGAGCGTAAGCGACGGCGCAAACAACCAAAACGGAATATTGCGCTCCGAATAAAATCGCTTGATTTCCGCCAAAATGCTAAACGGTGGATTATCCACCACAACATCACCTTTTTTGTAGTTGTAATTTTGATAATCTCCGCCCGGATAAAACGGGCGCACGAAATTGGACCGAAAAAGCCCATATTGCTCACTCACGTAATCCGCAACAACGTCATACACCTCGTCGGGTGTGTAACAATCATCAGTCGTCTTTTTTAATTCAAACTTTTTTACAAAATCCTTATAATCCTCGTCTCCTTCAACGGCTTCACCCATCTCAATCCTTTTCTCAAACTCCCTGTGCCTTGCCTCATTATCGTCACCGTCGCCACCCGTCATCTCGGGCAGATTCAACTCGACACCCCAATCCGACACCTCAAAGCCCGCGACATCCTCGGCAACCGCAGCAAGCTCTGCTCTGTCCCAGCTGAGATTGACCTGCGTCGTCAGGTTGTCAGCCAGCGCCAACTCCCTGCCCTCCTTCGAGTCCAACTCGATGTCGGTGCGCTTAACCGCAATCAACTCGTCACCGGTCGTCTCAATCACACGCACCTTCTTAATGCCGGCACCCATCGCAGCCATCTGGCTCTTATTTCCTGCAATGATTCTGTTTTCCTTGTCTACCAAGATGCTACGACCTGCGCCAAACTGCGCAAAACTCTTCTCCATCAGCTTCTTGCCCGCCGCAGTACCCTTGTTAAAATTGTGGTCGTCCTGCTTCAGCTGCTCGATGTCAATCACCACGCCATCCTCTTTTTTACTTCTTGCGCCCATGTTTCGCCATCTTTTTAACGTTGTTAATGTACGATGCCGCCTGTATGTCGCCCTTCATCGCCTTCTGCACAATACTCATACAAATTGCCTCTTCGGGCATCAGCGGCTCACCCGTCCGCGGATTCTCTGCCACCGAACCATTCTTCAGCCGCACCGGCTGGTCTAACTGCTCCAGCAAAATCTCTTCCAAGGTCTTCTCCATTTTGTAAACAAAAATAAAATTAATATAAAACCGACAAAACGCAGGGAAAAGTAAACCTTTTTACAAAAAAAAAGTGCCGGCCCTCAGACCGACACCTCGTGTCAAAACAAGAATACGCGCTCCGGCGTTTTTTCTTTCCCTTCCGTCTTAGCCGGGGTGGCAATTCACCACCCCGGCTCCGTGTGCCGAAAGGTGGGCGTTTTGTCCACCCCCCTCTTTACGCTAAAGAGTAGCTTCATCCAACTCCTTCGCCACCTTCTTAATCGCCTCCCTCAATTTTGCGTATTGCTTCTCACTCGCTTTCGCACACCCCGAAGCATATTGCCTCACCAATGAGGCGTTCATTCCTGCCTTCTTAGCAATATTACTTATCTTCAAATAAGCAAAACAGTTAAAAAATGACTGGATGTCATATCTCCATTCAATTTCAATCTCCGGCGCTTTACGTCCTTCTTCGGCCTCTATATCTCTCATCTCTTGATACGCCTCCTCAAAGTCGGCTTTTGCCTCCTCAACGCTCGTGCCATAGCCTGCAGGGCTGAAGGTTTTGAAATCGTGATCCGTGTAACAGCTGTAACTTCCATCCGTACCCTTTTCAACCACCACTTTTACCTTTGTTTTCATTTTTTCTGTTTTTTTCGTTGTTAATAAAAATGGGCGAAGGAGGGCTTCCCGCCCTCGCCCTTAAGTTCAATCCTTGCGATAAACGCCGGAGGCTCGTCTTATGTTTCGCTCTGTTCCAGATGGCACCTCGCGTGAGGGGTGTCGCGGTACTGCGAAACAGTTTCCTGTAATTGGGCTTTTCCAGATGTCGTGATTTCCACCACTTCTGACTTTTCTACAGCCCCTTGCCGTAAGTTCGGCAACCAATTTGCTTGTCTTTGTCATAGGCGAAACGCTTTTCTTATATTGACAATGCAAAAATAACACTTTTGTTACAAGCAGCCAAGAAAAAACCAATATTTTTATAACTTTTTTGTTGGTTTTTGCGCAGCTCTAAACAAAAAAAGGCGGCACCCAACGTTCCGAGCACCGCCCTGTTTATCTTTTCATTTCTTCCACCACATCAGACATCGCCACCAGCTCCGCTTATCAGCCCTACCGCTCACGGTGTCACGTATTGTTACACCATTCGCCTCCGTTCCCGGAGCCTCACTCTCTTCGTGCCCTCGTCTCCTGCCTGCACACAACTCACGCGTCAGCGACTCCCAACACGCCCACGCCTTTTCGGCCGTGTCGAACTCCACCCTCGCATACATCTCCTCCAGCAGAAACACCTTGAGCGACACGCCCTCAATCCTGATGCTCTTTATCGCGGCAACGCGAAACAAATTATTTTTAATCCGTACAAACCGGCAATCAGCACCATCAACCACGGCAGTCGCGCCGCAAACCTTCCGAGGCTTCACCACCTCCAGATCTTCTTTTCCTCTTTCCTCCATTTTTCAATCGTTTATAATTTTTACATTAGATAACTTCGTTTTATACTTTGTGTTTTCGCGCACCACGTTGTTTTTATACACGCATTTATTATCTGCCACTTCTGCATTGCCCCCGAACCACACACCGCTCTCGCAATAATTATCTGCAATCAGCCGGTTCGTATTCGGCACTCCTCCCGCGTAGCCTCTCGGAGTCTTTGACGGGTCAGCGCATCGGCTCGATATTGCATAACCTGTCGGGCAGTCTTTAACCCTGTTGCCGGACACCTCAAAGTTGTAAGCACCATCGTCACAATAAATAGCATGATTATTACCTCGTCCCATATAGTTCTCAATCGTATTTTCTTTTATTGTTGCGAATGTGCTATTAGCTGCGAGATATATAGCACCAGTATCGGTCACAACACCTTGATTGATGATTGACGTATATAATGTATTCCCGACGACAAACACGGTGGGACAGTCGTCTTTAGTCATTGCCTTAACCTTGCCGACCCTGATACCCAGACTGCCATGGCCGAGCAGATAATTGTCCGTTATAACAGCATCACCCTCGCAATCAATAGCACCCGTATTCTGTCTCCCTTGATTGACGTTTACAAAACTTGAGTCACACACATGGAGATTCCCCTTAGACGCTATTGCAGATTTCCACGTGCGCTCAAAATAGCTGCTTTTAACCGTTACGATAGAATTCTTGTCTGCAAATATGCCACACCCGGTGCAGAACTGCACATTGCAGCTATTCATGTAAAGGGCCGCCCAACTTGACACAATAACGCCACCACGCACACCAACATTCTTCAGCGTAACTTTTCCCTGCAAAAGAAGAACGTAGCTGTATTGTTTTTCTCCGCACTTGACTAAGCGATATTGGGTATATTTCTTGCTGTTGCCCTGATACCAATCGAAGTCCACGCAATAGTCCGTGCCGTAAGATTTGAAATAAATATACCCATTCTCGTATTTTACAATTGGCAACGTGTATGCTGTCCAACCGCACGAGAAATTTATAAACTGATACTTCTCCACTTCGCACTGTGACAGATGCGTGGCCACCCTGAACACGCCAACTCCTTTTTCTGATAATTTGACCTCTATCCCGTCTTCATGCTCCACTCTTGATTTTGCAATATACAACAAAGATAGGCGAGTGTCTTCGTCCAATCCGAACGAATACCCAATAAGCTCCCTCTCGCAATAGACCCTATGCCCCTCTCCGTAAATCGTGACATCATGGCTGATGGTCAACGGTTCGGCACAGCTGATGTCCTTGTCAAGCACAATCTCTTTCTTGTCCTCACGAAGAGCCTTGACCAACTCCTCATAATTCAGCACATGTGTCCTCTTATCTTTGTTAAAAAGACTCCCAATAAATTTTTTGATACTCATAATTATTTTTTTCATTTTCTATAAGTTAAAATTTTTCAATCCAATATTCTTGCCGCCCCCAGTAATCATCATCAACAACAAAGTTTCTCTCATTCACCAAAGCAACACACCCCCTTTCTTTCGCTACAAAACACTTCATATAAGCGTCGGAAGTTCCTTTCTGCCTGCGCCTTATTCTTTGTCTCAAATATCGTCTCGGCGTTGTTATGGTCTGACCTTATTATGTAATATTTTCTCATAGTTCTTCAAATTCTTAACATTTATATTTGTATCTCGTCAAAAAAAATACAGTTGTCTCACCTCGTCAGGCAGAGGTACACCTATTGCACGCAACGCCTGCCTGTAAGTTACATCGTTGTTTTTGTAAGCCATCATTTTCCTGTATAATGCAGGGTGCAAACGGTACAACATCTCAAAGCGTTTGCCCCTGTCAAGATGTGCGCCAAATCCGCAAAACATACACCCCGTACGCTGGCATTGTTTATCACGATACAATTCACAAATTGGTATATTATACCTTTTTATGTATTGCCACACATCTGCCTCCGTCCAGATGCTTAGCGGATAGCTGGCGACATGTTTACCTGCAAATACATTGCAACCATTGCGCCTTAAATACTCGGTTCGTCTCGCACGACTTTCTGCGGCCATCGTCCCAATGACAGGCACCTCGCCCGTATTACGTTCGTATTCATGACATGGGTGTTTTTTCAAAATATAACAACACTTCTCGCTTACATCAAAAGGGGCTTTTATTAAAAATTTCCATTTTTCTGGGATTGCGCCAGCGCCTTTTTCGCTGCCGTTCATTCGTATCTTTAAGAGTTTTTCGCTTTTCGTGTTTTTAACTTCTCGTATTTTCTGAGCTGTCTCTTTGCTGACAAGAGGAAATCCATTACAGGCGAGGACTTGGCCAATGTTACACGAAGGGCTTATTACAACAACATTATCTACCGTGCGGACAAACTTGACAATTTCAGGATATTCATTGCCTGTATTGACGAAAACGCCTTATATATCAGACTTTACAAACCTCCGACAGAGGTCAAGCAGCACAGTGCTATCCTTGCCCCCGGAAAACGCCACATAAGGAATTTTACCCGTCCTGGAAATAAACGCCTCAAGAGTGCCGATTGAATGGTCCAATTTTTGATTAAAAGTCCAGCTTTGTCGCGCTATAAGTTCTTTGCTTGTCATAGTTCCTCAAGTTCTTTTTCCTTTGTATAACATTTTTTAAATGTTCCGATTGTGGATTTTATGTGCTCGTCTTTAACGATAAAGGTTTTGTTATTTTCTTCCATAGTTTTTTTAGTTTCTTGTTAATGTTACTTTTTATTTCTTATTTATTTCCAAGAACACACTTATTAACATACTCCACAATCTCCTCATAATGCTTTCCTTTGTCCTCGCTGTCTGCATAAGCCTTTTTTATTAGCTCATCACCAGTGCCATAAAAACAACCGACAGCCCACTTGTCATTGCTCCGAGTCCAAGTAAAATACCGTCCACTTGACCACCAATTTTTGAAAAATATGTAATCTTTATTATCAGATATTTTCGCATCGCCACAGACTACTGCATTGCCAAAGATTTGCGCATTGCCACTTACTTGCGCATCGCCATAGACCCGGCAACTACCCTCTTGTGATAGGTTTTGTTCTTTTTCAATCCATCCACCTTTGTCGCCTTTTTTACATCGCAGAAATCACGGAGAGCAACAATGCGGTGCAGAGTCCTGCCAAAAAAAGGTTTTGTCTCGTCAGTTAGTTCATATTTTTTCATAGTGTTTTTATTTATATTTTTTTTGTATTAAAAAAAGGGCGGCGCGAATGACTATCCGGTGCAGACGCACCGCCAGAGCCGAAGCACTATATATTTTTGCCCGAGTCCTGCATAGCTGAGAAATACTCCGACATCGGGTCAGTCTCATCACGGCCACCCCTGTTGCCCGCAATCTTGCTCGGGGTCGCATCATAACTCAACCCCATCGCCTTGTAAAATAATATTTGCGTCTTCTGACACTTGTCATACTGAGCCAACAGCGGATTCACCACCGTCTTATTCTGCGCCATCGACCCCGCCTCCATCCAGGTCAGCGTAGCATCGTCAGACGTCAGCTCCTCATGTATCTTGTCAATCATCACCCTGTTTTGCGCAGCGCTCTCGACAAGAGGCAGCAGAAAGACATCCCACTCGCCCCTCATCTTCGTAATCATCGCCTTGTATTGCTCCTCGTAATACTCCACATCTCTCATACTCATTCGATTTTACTGTTTCCGTGAAACTTAATCACCATCTGCATACCCTGCTCATACGGCAGCCGATATATCTGATAATACTCCTTCTTCAGCGCATACTGGCGACCCGGCAAAGTAACCCACATACGCCACCGCGCATCACACGGACGACGCAACGGGTGATGCACATCACGCCTGCTCGCCCTCACCTTGATACCCCGACCACTCAAAGCCTCATGAGTACCCAGACACACATGCGTCTCCTTCGACCCCTTCGGCCTCTGCTCCTTCGGGATTACCCCAACCAACGGGCACTCCGCACAACAATCCGGCTGCTCCACAGGCAGCCCCACCATATAATTCAATTTCCTCGGCATCCTATCTCATTTTTTTATTTTCGCCTCCTCGGCATCATATCTCATTTTTATTTTGTTATAAGTTGTAATACTGTTTTTACGTGAGCTTCCGCGTTCCATGCTTGCCCCCTGTAACTTTTTATTTTTATCTCGTCAAAAAGAAAAAACCAGATTTTCAAAAAACACCCTCCCCCCTCGAAATTGAGCGAGTGGGTTTGGGCATTC